ACGTATCGCCAACAGCTGCACCAGCAGCATCCCAATGCATCATTTCAGGAACAACGATGAACCGGAAGTTATCAACAGCACCGAACTCACCGCGAGCCACGTTACCTGCGCTTGCATACTGAGCAACCGGGATAAACGCTTTGTCACCGTGATAATCCGTCATACGCATCAGAGCAGGCTGCAGTTCAGAGCCGATATAGGCGTAACGAGCTGCATTGATGACACGAGTGTCAACCATACGGGAACCAGCGATCAACGTGGTGTTCTTTGGAGTACGGTTGTTGTCCAACTCAATATCCAATTTCACCAGGTCATCATAGGTAACCACATCTTCTGCATTACCAGCAGCAGTAGAACCGCCGAGCGTTGCAGTAGAGGTTGCATCACCTGCAAAACGAACCACACCGGCACCATTCAGCAAATCGATCTGCAGCTGGTCTTCGGTCATTTCATTTGCGGCCTTCACAGACTCACCCGTGATATGCATCAACAGGTCTTCATCGGTATCGAAGTCCATCGATTCCTGGGTGTACTCATCGAAGAAACCAAACTTCTCAAGAGTACCGGTCAGTTCGATACGCTTCATACCAACGCGGTTAACACGCCCACCAGTCTCGGAAAGAACCGGGATCTTGGAAGCAATGGTACCAACGTCTTTAGAAGAGCCGTACAGGTTGCCGTAGTTGTAATGCTCATCACCCGTGGTCAGCTCGTTGGTGGTCCAACCAGCAGCATCCAGGATCACGACAGCAGCTGCATAGTTCGCCGTAGCGGCTGCAACATAACCCTGCTGAATTGACCATGCCCAGGCTTTGCCTTCGGCAATAGCCGTGGCAGCAGCAATGGCGGTGGCTGTATCAGCACCGGTAGCAACGCCTTCAAAGTAGTACGCCATTCCGCCTTCAGCTGCCGGAGCAATGAATTCGATGACATACTTGGCCAGGGTCACGTTGGCAACAAAAGCTGCCGCGGTGGAAACACCAGAAGCATCAATACCCTGATCATTGATATTGCGATCATCAAGGATCGGCAGGTAATGGTACTGCTTGATGGTTTTACCCATGTTCTTCGGCATGGAACGTACATCGGCCATCTGACCGAAGAACATTTCCTTGGCTGCTTCGACCAGGGCTTTGCGGTAGTAGTAATCAGTTCTGATCTGAGGACCAGCACTGGACGGACTCCCCGGGGGGGAGTTGTACATTTGCGGATTTTCAAAGGTAGGCATTTGCCTGTCTCCTGTAAAGTTACATTAAAAGTTACAAGGAGCGGGGATCAAAATTCGCAATTTCTTCATCAGTCATTGCCAAGAAATTTGGAGCCTGCTTCCTTGCGCTGGCATTTCCCTTTGTGGGACTCGCAGCTTTCTTTCGAGCATTCACGTTTTCACGATCATGCTCTGATCCGTTTGGATCCTGGCTGAAGTCCTGTCCGGTATCACCAGAAGGTGTGGTACGTTGCCCAGTGGGTGAACCGAATTCACCATTAGCAGCCATTGCATCACCTACCTGCTTGTACGCTTCCAGGTCAGACAGGCCAGCAGGTATACGGCCGAACATTCGTTCTGAGCTTACGCGGTCTGCGATTTTATCGTAGATTCCCGCTTCCATGTGCTCGTTCACAAAGCCGATTACCTGTGGGTTGTCTTTTAACAGCTGTCTACTGGCGTTGTCCCATTCTTTGGTGATAACGGTAACTGTTCTGTTGAAAGAAGGGGTTTCTCGAATACTATCGATAACCTCTTCCAGAACCAGCTCGTGATCACCAACTATATGGTCAGTGGGCCGGTATTCGCTGTTGTCTTCAAGGTCCAGATCCATTGGATCGATTTCACTGTCCTTGAAGAACTTTTTGACCGCTTCTGGCTTTTTGCTCATCAGATCAATGATGAAGTTCACTTTCTCTTCACTCATCAAATCATTCTGTTCCAGGGTCTTCAACACTCGTTGATAAGGCTTCATAGCCTCCATCTTTCGAGAGTAGTCTGCACCCATCTGCATTAACCGGCGAACATCGTCAACATTGTTGACTGTGATCTCCTTCTTTGCAGCTTTGAACGGAGCCATAACGCGCTCATACTCCGCTTTGTAATCCACGTTACTGGATGACTCTTCAGTTGTTCCCTCTTCCTTTGCACCCTTCTCCTTGGATTGGTTGTCCTTGGAGGTTGGCGCAGACTCGTAGGGAGTCCGTTCATCATTGCCAGTATCCGTTGATTCCTCAGCGGAGGTAGAATCTGCACCCCCAGTATCAGGCTTGGAAGAGTCGTCCTCAGAGCCAGCACCACCTGTATCTCTTGAGTCGTTGTCTTCAGAGCCTGCACTGGTTGCAGACTGGTCGATTTCGGAATCTACGTCCGAACCCGCATCTTTTGCCTGGTCCCCAAAACGACGGGGATCCAGGTTTGCAATCTCCTCATCTGACATCTCTGCCAGATTAAGGTCTGTATTCTTGTCTTCACTCATTGCAGCGGCTCATCAGCCATCTGTTCTTGGAGGATTGCTTGCTTGGTATCTTCATCCTCTTTCAATGTTCTTTTGGCGATAGTACCAAAAGTGAAGACCTTATTAAAGTAGCCAAACAAACCACCAACTGCTGTAATAGCATTCATTACATCCCGTTGGCGAGCTTTATCCTGCATCTCAGGATCTGATTTCAATAAAACCAGTCGGCTTGCTTCATCCCGGAAGTAACCTTCAAGTATTACTTCCTTGAAATCCTTGTTGCTATGCAACCTTTCCAGTGCTTCGGCAAACTTAATTGACTGCTTTGCCTGGTCAACACTGATTTCTACCTGGTGTAGCTGCTCTTCAAAATCATTCATCTTTGTATCCTCTCATAGATTAGGGGGTTATGAGCTTTTAGCTCCATTGCCGCCTTTCAGAGACTCTTTTATGATATCTCGTTTCAGGTTGGCATTCGCTTGAGCACTATCCTGTTCAAGGTTTCGGGCTTGTGTAACACCCGACTCCTGCTCAATGAACTCCAAGTCCATTTGGTCAGCCTTCGACTCAGCTTCCTTGGCTTTTGCCAGATCCAGCTCAGCTTCCGCCTGGTTTTCAATTGCTTCGGATTGTATCTTAGCAATTTCTGCTTTAAGTTTCTCAATTTCCAGCATTTGCAGTTCTTCCTGCATTGGATCAGGCTGTGGTTGATACTCCTTAATTTTCTTCGCCAGCTCAGGCATCTTACGAAGCCTGGCAATGTCTTCAAGTATCATCTGAGACATTTCAGGAGGCATCGTGTTGCCCATCGTCTGCAGCATAAAGGCCAACTCTTCTGCTTTCGCATTGTCAGTCTCTGCAGTGCTGATGTGCAATTTGATGTCTACACGGCCGGCAAGGTCATCACGTTTTACGGTGATAAACTCCTCATTGGTGACACGGATAATTTCTTCGTCAGATAAGAACTCGGCATTCATTGCCATAATCTTACGACCAATTTCCGTAACACCCTTCGCCAAACGACGAAGTATTCCAAGCTCACGCTTACCAGCCGCATCCATGGCAGATCTGGCAGCAGTAGCTGATTTACCCAGGCCTTCTCCGGAAATACCTGTTTGAGCAAAAGCTCTCACACCTGTGAGGCTCTCTGCTTCAATATTTTGAAGCTGCAGCATGAACTGTGCTGAATTAGGAATTTCGGGATATACATGGCTGTGGAAAGCCATACGGGGATCAACATTAGCATTAAAGGAATAATCCATACCAGAGTCGAATTTCCGCTGGTTGGTAACATCGAGCGCATCCTTGCGAATACCGGTCTGCCCTGCAGCAGCTCTTCCCATGATATCGATCATGCCGCGAGTAACGGCACCCGCAATCTTTTGGTTGTCTTCAAGAAGCTCGCCATCAGGCTCGCCATAAACATTTTTACGTTTTGGTAGATACTGGACAGAAATAAAAGGAAGACCCTCATCCGGAAAAGGGGAGTCGTCCATACGGATGAGGGTGTCCCCTACCCAAGTACCCACTATAGGTTTGGTTACGCCATTTCCGTCCTTATCCCAGAATCCCCAATATTCATACGCGATGAACTTCTTTCGAGGAGCATCACTAAAGTTGAAGTTGCTGGTGTCTTCCTGACCGTAATAAGGTTCGTTTTGAATGGCATTCTTTTCAGGCTGGATTGAATCCAGGTTGCTATAAATACCAGCCTTACGCAAATCACT